AACATAAGGTCTAATATCTTGAGCTAATTCTTCTGCTCTTGTTTTGGCATTTGATTGTGGCTTATCTACAATTACCCAACAATTACCATATATACTGGCATTCATTTGAACTTCCCTCATAACAGTATTGAAGTTCCTACCATCTAAGTCAGCATCTTCTAAGAATGAAGCTAATTGTAAATCACCATCTAAATCACCATAATCTCTTGTTGGTGGCACTCGCCATAAAAAGCTTGTATATATTTGAACTACGTTTTTGCAATGGTTATCTACTGGGGTATGCCTTATTCTAGCATCATATTCTTCTGGTGTTTCTAAAATATATCTATGCAGGTAATATCCATTTTTATAGTCGTTACCACCTAAATAACTGCGAATATAAAACTCCCAATTTGATATATTTGAATGCCATAAGTCATGTTTACTATGTAGAAATTCTTTGTCCATTAACTCCACCTTTTTTGAGGACTTGCAACAAAATTCCTTTTAAGTG